TTTTATGGGGTTAATTAGTGGTTTTATAATTATGAAGGCGAATCCTTTTCATCAGGGGCATGAAGCTCTTATTGATTATGCTAAAGATAATTGTGACAAATTATTTATTTTAGTAGCAGCATTACCTGGAGAACCTATTCCTTATAAATATCGTTTACAGTGGGTTCTTTCTACTTATCTAGATGATCCAAAAATTGAAGTATTTGGAGATATAATAAATAATCAACCTTCTGATTTATTGAGTGGAGAAAAAAGCGTGTGGTGGGGAGATTATATTCGACATAAATATGGTAAATTTGATAAGGTCTTTTCATCAGAACCTTATGGAAAGATGTTTGGAAAAATTTTAGGGGCTGAAAATTGGGTGTTTAATGAAGCTAGAACAATTGTTCCAATAAGTGCTACAATGATACGAGAAAAACCATTGTCCAATTGGAATTTTTTAAATAATTTTGCTAAAGATTATTTTGCAAAAAAGATAGCAATTATTGGTACAGAAACAACAGGAAAAACAACACTTTGTAAACAATTAGCTAAACATTATAATACAGTTTGGGCTCCTGAAGCTGGAGATGCATTAGTTCAACATACTAAGGATACTGATGTAGAAACTATCAAATTAATTGGCGTTGAACACGCAAAAAATATTCGTAGGTTTACTCGTAAAGCTAATAAAATTTTATTTATAGATACAGATATTAATATAACAAAATCATATGCTAAATTCATGTGTAATGAAGAAGTTGAATTTGAACCATGGATTGAAAGGGCTAATGAAATGGATTTGTATATTTACTTAAATGCAGATGCACCATATATACAAGATGGAAGAAGATTAGAACCAGCCGGAAGGCGACAATTAGATCGTTCCCATAGAGGGCAATTTAAAAGATCTGGAATAAAATTTAAAGAATTTCCATATTCAAAAAATAAAGGAGAAAGTGGCGGTTATGATTGGAGATTTGAACAAATCATCAAGCATATTAATTTATTTTTATCTAAATACTAAAAATAATTCATTTGCATTAGCTATTATTAAAACTTTTTATGAATTTCATATATAATAAAAGTTCTTTAACATAATTATAATTTCTGTAGTTAGTAGGTGCGGTACTTCGTAAACAAATCATTCTTCGGAATGAAACCTTGCTGATTGGTTTAAAATTAGTTATTTGCTATACATAAATAGAATGAATGCTAAAAACTTGAGACTTCTTCGGATGTCAAAAATAGTAGAGCTTAAGATGGCTAACAGGACGAAAAAATAAATCTTGTACTTAAGACAGTTAATTAGGTCTGGAAAAAACCTTATAGAGAGAAACTCTTTAAAACACGCAATACAATTTTTCTCAGAAAATATTAAAAACCGTAGTAATGCTTAGTGGTTCTTCGTAAGTTAAATTAAACAAATATGTAGGACTACTAATGTCTTTTAAAAGGTTCCCTTATGGGGTCGCCCGTTGTAAACGACGGTACTTAAGCGACATAATTCGTATTAAGTCCCTTTTTCTAAGATGGTAGTCAAGAGAGAAAACTCTTTAAAACACACTATCAGATTTTCTCGGTATTATATGAAAGGATAAAGTCACTTCGGTGGTTTTATCCTTTCCTTATTTTGGAAACTTTTTATATCTCATGAATAAAATATAAAATGGACAAAGAAAAAGCATCAGAAATAATAAAAATTTGGGAAAAAAAACAAGAAGATTTACTTTTTCAACTTTTATTAGGAGAATCTTGGAAAGGTCCCTTTAGAAAAGGACGATTGATTATTAAAAATATTATAAATCCAGCAAGATTTTTTGTAGCCGAAGATAATGGTTTGATATTAGAAGAAGATATAATTTTTAATGATGAAATTGTAAGTGATAAGTTAATTCTTAATATTCCAGAACATAAGGATTTTATTTTTAGATTAAGACAATATGGATATCAACCAATGCAAATACTAACTAAAGATATTCCATCCGATGAAGATGTTTATTTTTCTCAACATATAATGGATTTTGTAATATGAATGATTTTTTTAAAAGTTTCAATATAAAAAAAGGATTTTCTGCAAAAAGTATTTTATCTGATAAGAAAACAGTTTGTGTAAAACATAGAGATGGAAGAATAACTGAACATATAGGAATTACAAATCCTTGGAGATATATTACAAAAGTAAAGAAAAATATTGATGTCAAAACAGCTTGGATTAAAGAAGATTAGGGAAAAGGGAAAATTCTTTTGGAAAAAAAGATGGTATTCAATATGTAGTATACATTATGAATATAATAAAGAATGTCCTATGTGTAATGCAGGAACTTGGAGTAATGTATGGGGCACAGCTATTAGTTCATTTTTTTGTGATCATCTTTATAAATTGTGGTTTTGGTGGGTAAATTAATCATTAAATATTTTTTTATATCAAAAATTATAGTTATATTTGCTTACGATTAAAAAAATTATGAGAAATAAAGAAAAAAAAATACAGTAAGTTGAAACTTTTTCTTATTAATTCATAATATATAATAAAATCATATATCAATGCAAAAAGAATTAGTAAATATAGACGTAGTGGAATGGGCAGCCAATGATAATAAAGGGCGTAGAGGAGGAGTGTTCCGTTGATAAATAGATGATGATTAAAAATTTAATCAATATAAGTCAACGGGAATCTCACAAAGGGTTCCCGTTTTTTATGATTGTTCTTTGACGTATTGGTTTTTTTGGATTCGTAGCTCAGTTGGTTGACGAAAGTCTAGAGCCTCTGTCTTTTAAACAGAAGGTCGTGGGTTCGAGCCCCACCGGGTCCACATTATTGCGGGATTAGCTCATCGTTGGTAGAGCGTCAGATTTCCAATCTGAAGGTGGTCGGTTCGAGCCCGATATCTCGCTCCAAAGCCGTAGTGAAGAGAATGAGTTTCATCGTAGTTCAATTGGTTGAACAACCGCCTTCCAAGCAGTAGTTCCGGTTCAAATCCGGCTCAAGCTCTCTCGTTTTTCTCGGTTTTTTTAAGGGTGTGGTGTAGTGGCTAGCATCTTTCTCTCCAAAAGAAATGACCCGGGTTCGACTCCTGGTACCCTTGCCAAATAGCCCTCTATCTATGCATAGATATGGAACGAAGACATGAAACGCCTCTCATAGAAGCGCATCATTCATCCGAATCGTATGTCGGCAAGAGTTGGTAGATCTCGGGTAATATAACTACCAAATGGGTCCTTAGCTCAGATTGGCTAGAGCATCTGACTTGCACTCAGAAGGTCGAGGGTTCGAGTCCCTTAGGATCCACCGTGAACTTTTGTGCCACTTCTTATGAATATATAAAATAAAATTTATATATTTATGAGAAGAGCACAAAGAAGAAAGTATCATTACATTTATAAAACAACATGTAATGTAACTAATCGTTATTATTATGGAATGCATTCAACAGATAATCTAAATGATGGTTATGTAGGTAGTGGAAAAAGATTATGGTATTCTATTAACAAACATGGCATTGAAAATCATATTTGTGAAAAATTAGAGTATTTAAAAAATAGGGAAAAATTAAGAGAAAGAGAAATTGAAATCGTAAATGAAAAATTATTAAAAGATCCTTTATGTATGAATTTAAAAGTGGGAGGATCTGGAGGATTTTCTTCTAAAGAACATCAATTAAAAGCAGCATCTGCCGGCGCCCAAGCCTTTAAATTAAAAAGAGAAGATGATTTGGTAGATAGTAAATGGCGTAATTCAATTTCTAATACAATGAAAAAATTATATAAATTAGAAAAAAGAATATCATATTTTCCTAATTGGACTGCTAAAAAACATAAAGAAGAATCAAAAAGAAAAATAGGATTAACAAATTCAATAAAACAAAAAGGATGTAAAAATTCGCAATATGGAACTTGTTGGATAACTAATGAAAAAGAAAATAAAAAAATTAAAAAAGAAGAAATTATTCCTAATGGATGGAAATTAGGAAGAAAAATATAAGGAGCGCGTAGTGTAATGGTTTAGCATCTCGCACTGTCTATGCGAAGGAGGGGTTCGAGTCCCACGTGTTCCGCAATCTGTAGTAAAAGATGGAGTTTCATCGGTTTATTAATGGTTCGATTCCATTAATCCCTCCCGAAAGGTCGGGGATTATATAAGCTCCCCTTAAATTTCTCAGATTTTTATAAATGGGGTGTAGCTCAGAGGCAGAGCAAACGGCTGTTAACCGTTAGGTCGAGATTTCGATATTCTCTACCCCAGCAAACTGTAGTGAAACAGTGGGTTACTTCGTCGCATAAACGACTAGATCGGGTTTGATTCCTGACACCCCTACCAAAATTATATTGGGGTGTAGTGTAATGATAGCACAGTAAAAATACCCAAATTAATTTTCTCAGTTTATTTGTGTCTGTAGTATTAAATAGGATAAAACCCCGGGCTGTTAACCCGTCAGATGAGAGTTCGAGTCTCTCTGGACACGCAAATATTTAAAATAAATGAAACATTATATATCTTTTTTTAAAAATATAATGGTTAAATTAGGACACCATGATTGGACTATTAATTTTTGTAATGATTATTATTGTTGGATTGATAAAAAAAGAATTGATATAGATTTAAATTATCCTGGAGATGTTAGACAAATTATTCTTCATGAAATAGCTCATATTGATACAGCAAAATATTGTAATCAAAAACATAATCCGGATTTTTGGAAAAGATTAGAATATTTAACAAAAAAATATTTAAAAAGTGATTTAGATAAATATCAAAAAAATCATAAAAAATTTATGACAACTGGATATTATAAAAAAGTATATTTGAATTAAAGTAGTAAAAATAATATATTAAAAATCATTATTATGGAATTTAAATTAGAAGATAAGGAATTAGAAGATGCAGAAAAATTTATTAAATCTCAGAAAAAGAAAGATAATAATATACCTACTGCTGGAGAGAGATGGACATATTTATTTACACCATCAGGATTAGGAACAGTTGTTCATATTAAAGATGAATTATTGGGTGATATAAAAGATGTTACTAATTGGAATTGGTGGTAAGAAATATTTCTTAAAAATATAATGGAAAATAGATGAAAAAAAGAAAAATAACAAATGCTATAGATGGTAAAAAAATAATCATTTATTTTCCATCAGATAAATTTATATTTTTATTTAGTATTGTAAATGAAAATTATTTAAAAAAAGGAGATTTTTATTTAAATTAATGGGGGCGCATGTACCAAGGCTTTGGCGAGTTTGGCTTGCAACCAGACTGTGGAGGATTCGATTTCCTTCGCTTCCACAAAGTAATGTATCAATATATTGTTCTTTTTATAACATTTTGAGGCATTTATAGGTATTTGTTAAGAAAAGTACAATATATTGATATATTTATAACATATTGCGGGTTAGTGTAGTGGTCGACATACCGGGCTCATAACCCGGAGAGAGTTTTCTCCTTTGCGGCGGTTCGAATCCGTCACCCGCACCAGTTCAAAAATAATTATATTTTAATTTGAACAATGAATATATAAATAAAATATATTCATATGAAAAGAAAGTATAATTATTTTTACAAAATTATTAATAAAATAAATGGTAATTTTTACTATGGAGTTCATAAAACAGATAATTTAAATGATAATTATCTAGGTGGAGGTGTAAGACTTAGATATGCTAAGAAAAAATATGGCGAAGAAAATTTTGAAAAAGAAATATTAGAGTTCTTTGATACTTATGAGGAAGCATTAGATTTAGAATCTGAGATCGTTAATGAACAATTAGTTTTAGATCCATCATGTTATAATTTAACCTTAGGTGGTGGATATGGATTTAATGAATGGTTTGTAAAAAAAGGATATCATTCGAAAGGGAGAATATCAGCTAATAGAGTATTACATAAGAGAATTCAAACTGATAAAGAATTTAGAAAATATTTTCTTAAAAGATTAAGCGAAGGTATAAGAAAAAAATATAGTGAAGGGTGGAGACCATGGAAAGGGAAAAAACATTCTGAAGAAACAAAAGAAAAAATGAGATTGACTCATAGAAAAAAAGGAAATCATATAGGAGAAAAAAATTCTCAATTTGGAACTTGTTGGATAACAAATGAAACAAAAAATAAAAAAATTCATAAAGGAGATTTAATTCCTAATGGTTGGAAATTAGGGAGAAAAATGGGTCTGTAGCTCAGTTGGTAGACGCACCTGCCCTTTAAGCAGGGGGTCGTGGGTTCGAGCCCCACCAGGCCCACTAAATAAAATTATTGAAGATGATTAAAGAAGTTAAAAAACAAAAAGAGATTACAGAGTATTATAAATATTGTGATGTTTGTGGAGCAAGAATAATAAAAGGTCTTGCTTGTAGTAAAGCTAAATGTGAATATTGTGGAAAAGATTTATGTGAAGAATGTATTGGTTATGAAGAACCAGAAAGTGGGGATTATAGAACTGTTTATTGTGCAAAATGTTGGGATATTGGTAAAGATTATAGACCAAAAATTGAACAATATGAAGAAGAAGTATGGCAGCTTTATAAAGAATGGAAAGATAAATGTAAAAACGACACAATATGAAATTAGTAATAAGACAAGCAATAAAAATATTACTTACTATTCCTCCTTATCATGAATTATATGAAGTAGGAATAGAAGATTGCGCATTACAATTTAGTAGAAATACTGATAATTTAGATTTATCTTTAACTTATATAAATAAAAATAAAGAAACTATTAAAGGATTTGATAATATAATAGATAAACTTAAAAAAATAAAAATAGATTAGGCCAATGAAAAAACATTTAATGGAAAGATTTTTACGATTAAAAAATCTTAAATTTGAGGATTGTACTAAAAGACAAAAGGAAATTTTAACAAAGGAAAAACCAAAAATTTGGGATTTATATCAGTGGAATATTGGATAAAATGATTAATAGAAATCTTTATTTTAAAAAAGATAATTTACTTTTTGCAGATGGTTATATAAGAATAGTTCATGGGGGAAGGGGAGATTATATAGAACTTACAAAAGAACAAATTAGAGTTCCATTAAAATCTCATTTTAATCAAAAATTGCCAGAAGAATTATCAAATGAAGAATTTTGTTATTATTGGCTAGAATCAGAAAATAGAGATGAAAAAATATATTGGCAGTGTAATTTAGTAAATTATGCTGATTATAAAAGGAATTTTTATTATATTAGTCCTAAATTATTAATGCCATTTGATAATAAGGAATTATTTTAGGGGGCATAGCTCAGTGGTTTAGAGCTTCTGTTTTACGCGCAGAGAGTCGGGGGTTCGATTCCCTCTGTCCCCACTAAATTAAAGTAAACTATGGAAATAAAAGCAAGTGATACATTTTTTAAATCATATAAAAAAATGATAAATTCAGAATGTTGGTGGAAATGGGAGTTTTATAAACATAAATATTATGACATTAAACGAGCTATTAAAAATTTAATAAAATACTTTAATGTTGTAACAAAAATGTGTCCATGGGATTCACATGGCATGATATTAATGATGCATCATCAAGCTAAAATTTTATTAAATAATTTAGAAAAATATAGTTACGAAACTAAAAGAACATTAACACCAAAAATAAAAAAACTAAAACGTTTTGTAGAATTATCTAATAATTATATAGAAGACAATCATGCTGAAAGATGTGGTTATGATCATGATGCTGAAGAAATAAAATGGATTCCTGTTAAAGAAAATTCAGATTTATCTGAAATGATAATGGAAAAAAAGAAAGGGTATGAACATATTGATAATACAAAAGCAATTAAAGATGGACATGAATTAGAAAAAAAAGAATGGGAAGAAATGATGAATATTTTGAAAAATGAAATGAGAGGATGGTGGGATTAATTATGGAAACAAATATAAGAAAGTTATTAGAAGATATTCCATTAAAAACAAGATTGAAAGTTTTAAATGAAATGGCTTTTATTGATTTAATAAGTGAATTAGGATATCGAGAAGACAAAATGTGGTCTGATGAAGAAGATGAATTGCTAAGTAAATTATGTAAATGTGCTTTAAAACATACTGAAAATATTCTAGAAGAAATTAAAAATGGATAAAAATTTCGACATAAGGATTACACGAGGACATGGTCCTGGTGGACAACACAAGAATAAAGTTGAAACTTGTGTTATTATAACCCATGTGCCTACAGGATTACAAGAAATGTGTCAAGATAGTCGTAGTAAAAATAGAAATCTTAAAATTGCAAAAGAAAGATTGGATAAAAAAATAATAAAATATCAAGATAAACAAATACAAGAAATAAAAAATGAAAAAAGAAAAGAGTTAATTAAAAACCAATCAATCATAAGAACTTATAATTATAATGAAAATAGAGTTTATGATCATAGAACTAAAATAAGATATGATTTAAAAAAATTTATGAAAGGTGAAATTGATTTATGAAATTATCCATGGAAAAAGAATTAAACGTTGCTATAGAAATAGACGGTAAAATATTTATAAATTCAAAAGAAGGAATATTATATCAATCTATGAGTGATAATGAAATTCTTTTACTTATAAAAAATGATAAAGAAGATAAAGAAGTAAAAATAAAAATAAACAAAAAAGTAAAGTAATGTTAAAAACTGAAGTTCATAAAGGAGAAAATATAGAAAAAGCTATTAAAAGATTTAAAAGAAAATTTAATAATGTAGGTGTAGTAAAAGAATTAAGGGAGAGAAAACAGTTCGTCAAAAAATCTGATAAAAAAAGAGCAGGATATAAAAAAGCAGTCTACATTCAAAAAATACGAGATGAAGAGGAAAAAAATTATTAAAAATGCCCTGGTATCTCATTGGTCTTCTAAACCAAGTCGTTAAACGAGTAATTGGAGTGACGTGTGAGTTCGAATCTCACCTGGGGTTCAAATTTGAACTTATATTATGAATATATAAATAAATATAAGTTCGAAATGAAAAGAAAATTTAACTATTTTTATAAGATTACTAATATTATAAATGGTAATTTTTATTATGGTATTCATAAAACGAATAATTTAAACGATGGGTACCTAGGTTCAGGAAAAAGAATTCAATACGCATTAAAAAAATACGGAATAGAAAATTTTGAAAAAGAAATTGTAGAATTTTTTGATACATATGAAGAATCTCTTAATTTTGAATCTGAATTTGTTACAGAAAATTTAATATTAGATCCATCATGTTATAATCTTAAAAAAGGAGGATCCGGAGGATGGGATCATGTGAATAAAGATAGAAATTCTGATTTTTATGTAACTATAGGTGGATGGAAAGATTATGAAAAAAGAATCAAAGTATGGAAATCTGTACCAAGTAAAAAAAGAATAGAACATGGTAAAAAACTTGGAAAAATATACGGAGGAAAAAAGAAATTTTCAGAAAATGAGATTCAAGAAAGATTAGAATTAATTAAAAGTATAGATTTAACAAAATGGGGCTGGGTTAAAAAAGTATCAGAAATATTAAATATATCTCATACTCAAACAAGAAGATTTATGGACAAATATTATAAAGAAGAAATTTATAAAAGGAAAAAAATTACATGAGGTGATAAATGTAGAACAGAATGGGGTTCGAATCCCATACGGGGTACAATGGCTCTATAGTTCAACGGATAGAATTTGGATTTCCTAAATCTAAGATATGGGTTCGATTCCCGTTAGGGCCACATAGATTTTTTATTGTCATAAATTTTTATTATATTAGCACAATGAAATTGAAATTAAAAAATATTATATTAGCACTTAATGAACAAGGACCTTTAAAAAGATTTTTCAGAAATTTTTTTATTACTGGAAATGCATGGGGAATGTTTCATAAAAATTCTCATTTTAGAGCAGATACAGGAGAAGCTAAAATAATGTACAATACAAAAAAAACTGCAAATAAAGCTGCAGAAAATATGGAGAAAAAACATGATAAACACTTTAGCGTTTATAAATGTATATTTTGCGATGGATATCATATAGGTAAAAATAGAGATAATAAAGAAAAACATGAAAATTAAAAACATAGCGGAAACATTAGCCGGTTTAACAATATTAGAAGCTAAAGAATTGCAGAAAATTCTGAAAGATGATTATGATATTAAGTTAGCAGAGTCTCAAATAGTTATTGATCCTCCTGGAACTGGAGATATTGAAGAAGAAATACAAACTGAATTTGATGTATTTTTAAAAGAAGGCGGCGGTCAAAAATTACAAGTAATTAAAGCATTAAAAAATATTACTGGATTAGGACTTAAAGATTCTAAAGAATTAGTAGATTCGGCTCCCGCTGTAATACGTTTTGGGGTATTTAAAGAAGATGCAGAAACTTTAAAAGCAGAATTAGAAAATGTTGGAGCTACAGTTGAATTAAGATAAAAAAGTTAAAAGAATGAATTGGAAAGTTGAAAAGCTTTTAGCAGGAGAAACAATAATATCAAAAGAACCAGGTAATTCAATGACTCCAATATTAATGTCAAAACAACCTGTAGAATTAACTCCATGTAAATGGGAAGATGTAGAAAAAGGTGATATAGTATATTGTAAAGTAAAAGGAAATTATTATACACATTTTGTGAAAGGAAAGAATGATAAACAAGGAGTGTTAATAGGGAATAATCATGGTAATATTAACGGATGGACTAAAAAAGTATATGGCAAAGTAACTAAAATTTTATAAAAGGTAAATCTAAAATTTAAAACTATGTATTTAATAATTATTTTTTCAGTTATATTTTTAATAATATGCTATTTTTTAATTACAGATTCTATATTGCGTAGTTGCAGTGATGAAATTCCTGGTGGTATTTTTGGAACACTAATAGGGTGTGGTATCGCTTTTATACTTACTTCAGCAATTGTAGGTGCTTGTATTAATGATTCTTCAACATTAGAATATAAAGATCAATATCTGGAAATCTTTCTACTTATTATATTGTTTATGGTGAATTTCCACAAGGATTAAAACGTATACAACTTTCTTCTGATTACTATTATGTAAAGGAATCAAGTATAGAAACTCCTAAAATTGTAAATTACTTTAAAAGAACAAAAACTATATTAAAGAAAAGCAAAT